AATTCCATATATTATAGCCATCAGAATAAAATAATATATCTCCTGAAGCATAAGTAACTGTTCCAGAAGTTCCAAATGTAATAGCTTGATCAGATGTAATAGTACAACTACTATGAGGAGCCTCTAAATGTTGGGCCGGTATACCTTCAAATGAACCTACTGGCGTTAATCCTGCGGTTGTATCGACTCCGTAACCATCTCCTATTATATGTTTTTGAAAACTATCTGATGTACTCATTTCTTATCTTTTTTATGCTGGTTCGTTATAACATGTTAATTCTACCCAATGTCCACTCTCATTAAAGCCTGGACCAGCTGGGTTTGGATTTGTAGTACTTATATAGTATCTGCCTCGTCCTGATTGATTAGCTCCTGGGCCCCCTCCCATAAACTTAACTATATCTCCCATATTATATATAATATTTGAATTCCACTCAATATATCCTGCTGCTTCCCACGCAACTTTTACATGACCGCATATACTCCATGCTCCAGGAACATTTCCTTGAAGTCCTGCAAAGCAAGGTGACCAATGGCCAGTAGCTACATCAAAACAATTCTGTGCTGGATCAGACGGTGAAGAACCTTGCCATCTTATATATAAATATTCTCCTGGGTTTGGAGATATTCTAGGGAAGAATTTAACTACTTGTCCTGTTGTATAAGCTGTTGTATGATCAAAATATAATGATCCGTCTGCTACCCATTCATCAGAACAATCACAAGGAAGAGGAGCATAACATTCAATCATCTCAATATAAGCTCCTAATAATTTCAGATTACACATTTCGTCTGCGCATACTTTTCCAAATCGTTGTTTATCAACAATATCAGACGCTTTAGTAGCAAAGCAACATTTTAATTTATTTAACCTATATTTTAGGTCTTCGTGTGTAATTGGTTTTAATGCCATTAATCTTTTCTTATATATGCTAAAGTTACAAATGGAGGTAAAATGTTAAAAGGTAATCCTTGAGGAGCAGTTAAACCATCCGCTGTTCCATCTCCTGAATCACCTGTTAAAAATATAGGATGTAAATGTGCTCCACAATTAGTATCTGTATCTCCTGTACAATCACCTGTCCCGTCATTAGGTCTGGCTGTAACCCATTCTAATGGATCACCTCCAATTCTAAATCTTGATTTTGGTTGTTCTTGAGGACTCCCTGAACCATCAACAGTCCAGTAACCTCTCCATCTATGAGCGTGTGCTCCTGATGTACCCATTGTTGCAGCATATGAACCTATATTATGTCTATGTGCTGGTATATTTCCTTTTAATAAAGATACTGTTGAAGTCCCACCAGGAGCTAAAACTGCACCATGGTTTGGATCTCCTGCTCCATAAGAAGCTATAAACTTTCCAGATAAATTAGGAGTTCCGTTAGTACCATCACATAGACTCCATCCAGTAGGTATAGAACCTAAAGTGCCAGCCCACATTACAATTATTCCTTGTGGAATAACAGCGCCCTGGTTAACTACAGATTGAATTACATTTCCGGCATTAATAACTTGATTACAAGGTGTAGGGGTAGGACCAGTAGTAACAATTACGTCACCTTCGGTATTACCATCAGTACCATCTGAAATATAAACATCCATGAGAGTACAACCATCTGCACCATTATTTCCATTTATTCCGTCTGTACCATTTACTCCGGGAGGGCCTTGAGGACCTTGAGGTCCCTGGGGGCCTGTATCTCCTACAGGAATATCACACCCACTTGCTTCTGCACAAGTCGTACAGTCACATGCGCAATTTTGTGGATTCACGCATCCATTTTCACAATTATTACATGCCATTATTTTCTCTTTTATTTAGTACATGATGCACATGTACCTTGGTAATTACATAACTTATTCACTTGTGTGGCCATCTTATTAGCCTTTTCCACACTACCACATGTATAAGCATATAACATAGCCTTATAAAGAGTATAAGCTTCTAATGCATTAGATTTATCCTCTCCGCATGGACAATCATCACACATATCTAAACCTGCTAGCATTTTATGCACACAACATTTTATAACACTTGTTGCGAGTGTATATTTTCTTTTAGACACAAGTTGTCCTGTAGATGACCCATCATTATAAATTACACGGTACTCTACATTGTATACCCCTTGTTGAACTACATCTCCCGAATTTCCTCCTAAATATCCCATATGGATATTGAAAAGACCATTTGAATCTGAAGGTAAATCCCCATTAATATCTGCCATAGAAATAACATATGTATTTCCGTCTGGAGCAATAATAATTATCTCTACATCTATTACGGTAGAAATATCTGGATTTGGAGCCCCCCATCCTGTTGTATTGGTTGTGGAGTATTGTCCTGTTATATCTGTAAATAAAATACTTTTACTGTCGCATGCTTCTGCAATTTTGAAGTTAACCTTTATAGCCATTCATATACTTTTTTAAATACATAGATACAGAAGGGATTTCTCCCTCCTGTATTATGTAAAATTATTAAACTGCTTACGAGTTACCTCTTACGTATGCAACTGAAATGTAGTGTACACCATGAACTTGTGTTACTGTACCACTACATGTTACATGTATTGCTCCAGTAAAACTAGCTGCTACTGTGATAGGTACACCCGCTTTAGTGTTAGCAGCACTTGGTGCTACATGAATAAAGTTAGTTGCACCACCTACTGCTACTCTTATAGTACCAGCTCCTGTTAAAACAACTCCGTCTGCATTACTAGTATTTAAGTAAACACCTACTATTGAAGCATCAGCTGGAACCATCGCAGTAGACACCATTGCTCCACCTGCTGTTGATCCATCATAAACTATCGCTACCGATGCTAACTCAATGTTTGCATTCATAGCTCTGTCTTCTATTAAATTTGCCATTATCTTATATTTTTAAAGTTATACATTTATTTTATTACAGTGCTACGTTAGCAAAGTTACCTGGGCATGAAGCCATCCAAGGATTCAATTCCGCCTCAAAGTTTTGTTGCTGACTTGCTTGCGTATTACGTAAAGCAACTATTGTCATCTCTGGACTTAAACCATCTTTGTTAAGATTAGCTGTTGCATGTCTGTCAGAGTGCATAATTGAATATATGTCATATGTATCTGGATCTACAGCATACACTGGGTAAGAAGGTACTGGGAACTTCATTAAGTTCGTTACACCATCATATCCTAATGCAGCTCTTTCTAAATCAGAAACATGCGCATATGTACCAGATCCGTAATTTGGCAATGTAGCTGGAGCTACTGAATCGTTGTACGTTGTCGTACCACCATCACTAAATCCACCGTCCATTACAGTCTTAAATGTTACTTGCTCATAACCATCTATAACTTTATAAGCTTGTGCTTTAGCTGTAATAGTTACACCCCAAGATGTACCTACACCTAATGCAGCCGTTGCACTTACTAAATCTTTAGCTACATCATCATTAGTTATTGCTGTAGCAAAAGCTTGTGCAATTTCTTGCTCAGTAGCTGTAGCATCTGAAGTATAGTAGAAACGTCTTACTAATTGTCTCTCTGAACCTATAACTTTATCATAAGTAAAGATTAATGATAATCTGTACTCTGTTGAGTTTACTAAATTGATATTTCCTGCTAATCCTGCTGGTGCACCAACTATATCTACTTGTTGTACCGCAGCTGCGTAAGAAGTTCCTTCCCACTTTGTTACTTGAAGTCCTTGGATTTTAGCTGAGAAACGTGGAGCTACTCTAACTCCTCCCTCAAAACATCCTTGAACAACGTAACAATAATCGCTGTTAGCGATAGTATCACCTGCATTCATGATAGTCATGTCGTCTTTAACAACAGCTATCTCCCCATCAGCTAATGTAGCAACCGTTAAATTTGGTGTTCTAGCTACATTCTTTCCGATTAGGATTTTATAATTTTCATGTCTTGCCATTATATTTTATTTTAAATTAATTACTTATTTTACTATTATTGTGTCATTTCTGAAACAATATGAGTCTGAAACCTTGGGCTAGCTATATTCTCTAATGCCATTGTTACAGCGCCTGCTACAATCTCAGCATGCGTGTGTTCGGCTAATTCGCAGGTAACTCCTGGAGTATTTAATATATCTAATCTGACCGGTTGTCTCACATATCTCAAAAAGTACCGGTTTATTGTAAAAGTTCCGTCAGTAAGTAACTCAGCAAATGGACCATGCATTAATCTTAAAACCACATCCTTTGCAGGCTGATTAAAAGGATCATCTACAAGTTTATTATAGTCGTCATGCTGTATAGCGTAAACACCATTTCTTTCATCTACCCAACTGCCATTGCAGTCTTCATAACGAATTTCGCACTCTTCGTTAATGGCGAACCAATAAATGTCCGTACCCACTGTTCCATTAGGTAAGTCAAAAAGAATACCATTAGGTTTAGTTGGGGTTTGCGTTGCAGATGGAATTAATGTTACCTCTGTTACTACTGTTCTCAAATCATCCGTTCGTTTCTGAGTTAACTCAAAAGTTTCATTTTTCGGATCATGTGAATAACGTTGTTTTACAAAACGATCCTGTGACCTATTAAGCCACAAGTCGATTTCTTCAGGTTCAAAATTGGGGTAGTTAAGACTATCAGTCTTATCTAACCCCACTTTGAATTCTATATGCATTTCTGCTAATGTCATTATTTTTTACTTGCTTTAAGTTTAGACTTTAGCGATAATACAATGTCCTGATTTTTAGGATCTTTTAAGTATAAACACGCAGCCTCTAAATCGTGGCCTATCGCACTATCACCGAACATATAATGTCCACCTCTAATACGTAACGCATTTATAGATACTAGATCCTCAATTAGTACCCGAATTTTAAAGTCCGGCATAGCCATAGTCTCATTAAATACTGATGGGTCCTTATCTAAAATATCTGCAAGTGTATTTTCAATTAATGTATCTGAAGCATTAGCTGCTTTTTTACCCATTAATTTTAATACATTTCTCATTTCAGATGAGGTCATACTATTAAATTGCTTATATGCTTTACGCTTTTCTTTAATTTTTAAATTATCTTTTTTAGCATCTTCTTCAGCATCATATATTACATACTCTGCTTTAGGCCAAGAAGATAATTCATTAACGGAATTAGCTACACGGTTACTTGCCATTAAAATTTTATAATCTATAAAATCTCTAGGGCGCTCTAATTGTAAAGGCTTATCTTTATCATTTAGAATAACTGTATAGTCTCTCCAATATTCGGAGTACTTTCCAAGTTCTCCAGGCTTCATCTGTAATTCTTTCTCAAGTCTCTTTTCATCCGTTTCAGTAAGACCGGTTTCATAGCCCCCTCTTCCGAGAGAAGCTATGACCGTGTCCTTACATTTAGGGAATCTGCTGAATCCTGACCAAGATTGTCTTTCCAAAGCCTTCAAAATTACTTTTCCTTTCATGTTTAATGTTTAAATTATTACTATTAGTTTGCTGCTACTTTAGTACAAATTAACTCACCACATGCCATAGGATTCTTAATCATGATACCACACTCAGTTAACATGTGAACTGAATAACCGTCAAGATTATCAGAACGCATAGTGTTAACAGACTTAGCTGTATTTCCAAATGGATCTACAGAACCTGCAGTGTGCCACATCATATCCTTAGAATCTTTCTTATGAACAGCTTGGATGTTTGATTCTCCACCTGCCATACCAAAGTCAAGGAATGTGAATCTGTAAGACTCAATAGGTCTTCCAGTATCTGCATGTAATTGTCTGTTGATAACTGTGTTATCGTATAATGGTAAGTGTTTAAGAGTTATCTTAGTACCATTTAATCCTAGGTAAGTCTTAAACTGACCACCTAAAGATAAGTTTTGCCCGCTACCAGTAATGAATGTTGAATCAACAAGAGTCCAGTTTGAAGCTGCTGTTTTCATAGCTTTGTCGAATTCTGCGAATCCGTACTCACCTGTAAACGCAACAAACTCTCTTGAAGACTCAGGCATCACATTGTATGATAAATCAATTAAGAAATCTCTAATGATTCCTTCTGATAAATCAGAGTAGTAACGTCTGTTTGCTGGAGCAATTTGCTCTCTAATTCCAGCACCTTCATAAACTGGAAGACCGTTGTTACCTAACATATCTGTAATTCCATTAGAATTAGCAGAGAATGTAGAGTACCAGTATGATCTTTCAATCTCTCTGTACCACTGAGCCATAGCTTCCCACTCAGCATATCTTGTCCATACAGTAGTTTTCTTACCTGGACTTGCTGGATCAGCTAATTGTATAACAAGAGCATCAGTTGCTGCTGATCTTGTTACTGTGTAAGACTTACGTAGAGTCGATAAATGATTTCTCATTTTAAATGGAGCACTAAATGTAGTGTTACCACCAGTTGAGAATTCAGGAACTGTAGTGTACTCTTTCGAGAACTCAGAACCAGCATTGATCAATAGTGGGTCCATAAATTTAGTTGGATCTGGACTCGTTAATTTTAACGTGTAAATCCAATCCGATCCATCAAAATATGGATCTTCCATAACTCGTACTCTATAAGC